CAGATTCAGGTCACCGGAAATGCAGTGCGAGGGATCGAAAACATCACAGCGGCCCCGTCGGCCTTCATCCTCGGCAGGCCAGTGGTTGACACCGACGTCGTCAGCGGGTTGGGCGGGACGATCACCAGCACCGAGAAGATCGCCATCTTCGGCGACTTCCGGCAGTACTACATCTTCGACAGGGTCGGCTTCACGATCCGTCGGAACGACAGCCTGTACATGGAGAACGATCAGGTAGGCTTCTTCGCCAGCAGGCGGGGCGACGGCCAGGTCGGACTAGCCGCGGCCTTTAAGATTCCAAGAGCCGCATAGAGCGGCAACAAGTGGGGGCGGGGCTTCGGCCTCGCCCCCTGGCCGGGAGGATATGTATGCCCAAAGCAAAAAGCCTGGTTAATGTTACGTTCGGTGCTACCGGCGAGGTCTACGAGTTGGGTCAGACTTACGATGTCCCGGCAGAGATTCTCAAGAAGTACCCTGATTACTTCAAGGTTCGTAAGGCAGGGGCAAACAAGCAGATCGAGACCGAGGAGAACAAGTAGGTGGCAACCCGGCATACTTACGCGACGGCTGACGACCTGCGGGACTACCTGGCAGGGACGAGCTACTCGTCCGGCTGGACGTCTGACGCGGGGTCGATCCGTCGCATCCTAGAGGCAGCAAGCCGGAGGATTGACGACTACTGTGGCGGCGGGACGTTCGGGCCTCTCACCGAGACCCGGCATTACGACATCGGCTCCGGTAGCCTCCGGCAATCTCCTCAGTATCAGACCGTGGCGATCACCGACGACATCAAATCCGCGATGTCTACTCCCGGCGTTGTCCCGTTGGACGGCTGGATCGTCAGCCCGACGACCGTCACGGCATACGGCGGGACAGACCGGGCCACCTCGGAGACGTTGACCGAGGGCTACAACGCGGACTTCTTCCTGATGCCGTATAACTCGACGCCGAAGACGATCCTGAAATTGAACGAGGACACAACCAAGGGCCTCGACGCGGGTCAACAGACCCTCTCGATCCTCGGCTCCTGGGGCTATACCGCCGACACAGTCAGCGTCACGACCTCTGACGCTATCAGCTCCACCACGGCGACGTCGGCGTCGGTAACGTCTGCGGCTAATCTCGGCCCCGCGCAGACCATCCTCATCGACTCTGAGCAGCTATATATCACGGCAATTTCGGGCAACACATTAACGCTGGAGCGGGGTGTTAATGGGTCAACAGGGGCGACCCATAGCGGCGGGGCGACGGTGTACCGGTACGATTATGAGGAGCTTGTCGTGCAGGCGTGTCTCGACCTGAGCAAGATCGTGTTCAGAGACCGCGACCTGGGAGCCGTCACGACTATCGGCTCCGGTGATGCCGCGATCACGTCCGCAGCTGGCGAGATCAATTCGATCCTGATGACCCTCGCCCAGTATCAGGTTACCGGTACGAGTAACGGGGTGTTCTTCTAATGGCCCCGCCGATCACGACGACGTTCAAGGTCAAGGGGCCGATGTTTGAGAAGCCTACCCAGATCAGCCTCGGATTCGCCGAGGCGGTTAACCGGGGACTGCTTGATCTCGTCATAATCGAGGGCAGCAATAGAGTGAAAGAAGAACTCTGGGGGCCAACATCTGCGGAGGCCTACAAGAAATCAACACCGGGTCAGAGACACGGTGCCAAGACCCGAACTCTGCGGCGGGCAATTGGAGGCAGTGTTCCTAGAGACTATATCGGCCAGATTGACGCCGGGGAGAATCAATACGGGGCGAACCTGATCTATTCCAGTTGGGTCGAGGGCATCAGCAGTCGGAACAAAAGGTCGACGTTTAAGGGCTACGGGATGTTCCAGAACGCCTACGACCATATCAACAATAATCCGAAGCTATATGAGCAATATATCGGGGACGCGCTGATTGAGGCGTTCGATTGAGCAGGTCGGGGGCGTTGGCCCAGATCGACACGCTCCTGGCAGCGATCTCCGATCCGGCCTTCGTGGCGGTATATCGCGGGGAGCCTCTGGCGATCTCTGGATCGCCGGTGCTGGCCTTCTGGGTGACGGGACGGAGGAACGACTTCGAGACCCTGGGTGATATCGGATCGAGGGTGACGGTCACAGTCCGAGCATATTTTAGGATGCAGGACTCACCAGATGTTCGCGAGAGTATCGAGGAAGAGGTCTGGGATGCGATGTATCAGATCGACAGCCAGCTCCGCTCGGACGCCGACCTGGGCGGCAACGTCACAGACTCCTCGGTCGGGGCCGCGACCGTCGGCTATACCAATATGAGCGGCGGGGTGTTCCGAACGGTGTCCGTTCCTTACGAGATGGAGCTTTACGGCGAGGTCACGATCACGCCATAGCGGCCCCAGGATGCCCGGAGAGCGACGATACGGTGGAGGTAGTGTATGACTAAAATCAACGGCTTGAACGTCCGGCTCTACGTCGAGGGGTATGACCTGTCCGGCGATGCCAATGCCCTAAGTGGGCTGGGCTACACCAACGAACTCCTGGACGTGACGACGCTCGACGTGTCGGCGAAGAAGCGGATCATCGGGATAGTAGACGGGGAGATCAGCGTTGACGCTTTCTTCGACGCCGCCTCCTCCCGACAACACGCCGTCTGGACGTCTAACAGCGGCAAGCAACCGACGGCTGATCAGGAGGTTCTCGTTCCGATGGGGTCAGCGGTGGGCGATCCCTCCGTCTCGCTGGTGTCCAAGCAGGGAACGTATTCTGTGACGCGGTCTCCAGGTTCCGCGATTTCAGCGAACGCGACCTTTACGGCTAACGGCTCCGGCCCTGAGTTCGGGATCATGCTGACCAGCCATACCGATTCGATCACAGCGTCCACGTCTGGGTCGGCGGTCGATAACTCCGCGAGTAGTAGCGACGGCGGGTCGTGGGCTTACCAGGTCACCGCGCTCAGTGCGGTCGGCGGCAATGCCCGCTGGCACCTAAACGTGCAGCACTCCTCGGACAACTCGACCTGGACGGACGCATCGTCGGCGACCGTTAGCGCGTCCGACGGGATCGGAGCCGCCAGGACTGCGTTTACAGGAACCTTGAATCGGTATGTCCGGCAGAGGGTTGTGTTGGACGCATCATCTGGATCGTTAACGTACGCGATAGCATTCACCAGAGGGTAATTAGAACAAATTTTCTAGGAGGAAATCGTGTCAAAACAGACAGGCTTGGGCGACTACGTGGCGGTGGACGACAGCGGCGGGTCGGCCCGTGACATCAGCAACGACATCGGGGATTACGGGATCAATATAGCGCAGGAGTTGGTCGAGACTACCGGCCTCGACAAGTCAGCGAAGGAGCGGATCACGGGTATGAGTGACGGCGATGTGTCCCTCAACGGGCTCTTCAATCCGGCTAGCAATAAATCCCATGACGTGTTCAAGACGAGGACGGGGACTCGGACGTTCGATCTCCGGATCGGTGGCAACTCCTCCAGCAATCCCAAGCTGGCGATGGAGATGCAAGTGGCGAGTTACGCTATCACGCGAGGAACAGACGGGGCGTTGACCTGGAGCGTAACTTTGAACCTAGCCGATGGCACTGTTCCGGCGTGGTCGACAGTCTAATGGCGGTCAGCACAAACGGCGTCAAGCCGTACATAATACAGAGGCGGCGGGTAATCTTGGTATTCGAGGAGCCGGAATACTCCGGCATCCATATCGAGGCCCGGCTGGACGTTGATCTGAGGACGTTCCTCGACCTCCAGCGCCTGGCCGGTGCTTCGGATTCTAACCCGGACGACCTCCGGGCAGCGTTCCAGATGTTCGGAGATGAGATTCTGTCTAGCTGGAACCTGGAAGACGAGGACGGCACGGTATTGTCGGCAGATGCGTCGGGGTTCCTGTCGTTGCCTCCATCCCTGGCGACGAAAATCCTGGGCGCGTGGACGGAAGCAGCAACGACGCCGGGGGAAGTCTCAGCCTCGGCATAGCCCGCTGGCAGGCTGTTCGGGGCGGGACGTACCAGGACGGCAGACCCGTGACGAAGCCGATTGACCTGGACATGGCCGAGATCGTCGACGGTATCTGTCAGCGGTATAGCTGTCTGCCGTCGGAGTTAATGGGCGAGGAGGTCGGGATATTGAGGATGCTGGCAATCGTGGACGAGGGCAGGGTGGAGGATAAGAAGAGTGGCTAACACCGTCACCATAACGGTCGACGCCGACACCAAGAAGGCCGAGAAGAGCGTCAAGGGGATGGGAACAAAGTTCCGGTCTGCGATGAAGGGCGTCGCCGTGGCGGCTGGAGGCCTCACGCTGGCCGCTGGAGCGGCTGCGAAACTCGGCCAGGAATATCAGGAGGCGACAAACACAATCGCCGCCGGAACCGGCGCGTCCGGCAAGCAACTGGAAGGGCTGACTCAGAGCTTCAAGGACGTCTGGGCCACTGTCCCGCAGGACGCGGCAGCAGTATCGGCAGCTATCGCGGATATCAACACCGAGATGGGCCTGGAGGGCGCGGCCCTGGAGGATGTCACCAGGGCATTCTTGGACGTGTCGCGGGCGATGGGTGAGGAAGCCGGGCCGATGATTAAATCGGTCGCTGACGCCATGCTGGCCTTCGGTGTCCCGGCTTCGGAGACCCGCCTCCAACTCGATAAACTAACGGCGGTCTCTCAGGCCGTCGGCGTTCCCATGTCGACACTCGCCGGGCTAGTCGTCAAGCTCGGCCCGCAGTTCCAGGCGATGGGTTTTTCGCTTGACGAAGCCACCGCGCTAATCGGCAACATGGAAGCAGCCGGACTGACATCTCGGCTGGCCTTCGGGACATGATTTCTAATATCGAGAACGCCGAGACAGACACCGAGGCTCTGGCAATCGCCACCGATATGTTTGGTGCGGGAGCGGGTGTTCGGTTCAAGGACGCCATCGACAAGGGCGTATTCAGCCTGGACGACATGCTAGCAGCGATGGGGAATTCCGAGGGCAAGGTGGCAGAACTCGGAGCGACGACCCTGACGACGTCAGAGAAATTCGACATTATGAAAAACAGAGTCAAGGGCGCACTTAGCCCCATCGGTAACTTCGCCACGGCCATCGGCCCAATGGTGATTATGATCCCGGCCCTGGCCACCGGCATCTCAGCGATGGCGGCCTCCCAGTTAGTGGCGACGGCAGCAACGTGGCTCCAGACGGCGGCGATGACCGCGCTCAACTTCGCGATGGGGCCTATTGGGTTAATCATAATCGGCATCGTTTTAGCGGTTGCCGCTGCAATCCTAATCTTCAAGAACTGGGACAAGATCGTGCTGGTATTGAAGAAGACCTGGGACACGGTCTGGGGTGCTATCCAGTCGTTGTTTGAGACGGTTATGGGGAAGCTAGAGTCGGTATTTAATTCCAAACTCGGCTGGCTCCTGCCGGGCGGAGCATTGATCAAGGGGCTCAATCTGCTCAAAGACAATTGGGACACGATATGGAACGGGATGAAGGCGACGGTATCCCTCGTCGTGGACGGGATCAAAGGCTACGTGAACCTTCTAATCGGTGCGCTGAACCTGATGATCCGTGGAGCTAATAAAATCAGTATTACGGTTCCGTCCTGGGTGCCGGGAATTGGCGGCAAGGGCTGGAGTTTGGACATTCCTGAGATACCTTCCCTGGCTCAAGGCGGCATCGTCCGGTCTCCGACCCTGGCGATGCTGGGCGAGGCTGGCCCGGAGGCTGTCGTACCGCTAGGGCGCGGCGGCGGCGGCATGGGTGGAATTACCATTAACATCCTCGGCCCGACGTATGGGTTCGATGATTTTGAGGAGCGAGTCAGCGAGGCAATTACCGACGGGGTTAGGCGCGGCGGGTACTCCGGCGTCCTGTCACCGGCCTAGGAGTAGACATGGCAAACGAACTGAAGCACGGCTCCGTCGGCACCGAGCTTACCCAGGCCGAATGGGAGGGGATCGGAACGCACGTTGTCGCAAATCAGGCGGTCGGCGACCTCGTCTTTGCCGACACCACCTCCCAGCTTCTCAGGCTCGGCATTGGCTCAACCAACGACGTTCTGCGGGTCACCGGAGGCAAGCCAGACTGGCAAGCGACGTCCTTTATCACGTCGCTCGGAACGATTGCGACAGGGGTCTGGCAGGGCACAGATGTCGGGGTAGCCTACGGCGGCACCGGGGTCTCGACCCTTACTGCCAACGGAGTCCTGATCGGCAACGGTGCCTCTGCTATCGGGTCTGTCGATATGAGTACCAAGGGCCATGTCCTGATCGGGGATGGCTCCGGTAATCCTCAGATGCTTGGTGTCGGTACTAACACCCACGTCCTGACAGCCGACTCCGGCGAGACGACCGGGGTTAAGTGGGCCGCCCCGGCGGCGGCTGCTGCCGGGTCGCTTACGGGTAGCACGCTGGCGTCAGGCGTTACGACCTCGTCGCTCACAAGCCTCGGCACATTGACCGCGCTAACGGTCGACAATATTACGCTAAATAGCACAGTGATTTCGTCGTCCGATGTGCTAACGCTGGCCCCTG